GAGTGGCAAGTGGTATTGGGAAAGCATCGGCAACGCATACGCTGGTGCGGTTTGTGGCTTAAATGGCGCAAGGTTCACAGGCTCTATTAGCGCAACAGGGTCAAACGGTATTGGTTATTGGGAAGGTGGTTTGGTCTATTGGGACGGAGGAAACTCTGGTGCAGGGCCAGCAAGCTACACATCAAGCGATGTTATTGGTGTCGCTCTTGATATGAACGCCGGAACAGTAGCGTTTTACAAAAATAACAGTCTTCAATTCACCGCTACTTTTGGCTCAGGGACTGTTCCAAACCTGAGTTCAGGATGTTTCCCTTGCTATAACCAAGGGCAATCTGGCGGGACTAAAACGGCCAACTTCAACTTCGGTCAGCGCCCCTTTGCCTACACACCGCCAAGCGGCTTTGTTGCGCTCAACACGTTCAACCTGCCAAGCTCAACGATCCCTGCTGGCAACAAGTTCATGGACGCTACGCTGTACACGGGTACAGGTTCAAGCCTGTCTGTGACCAACAGCGGGTCAATGCAGCCTGATTTGGTTTGGGGCAAAGGAAGAAGCACGGCATACGATAATTTCTTGGTTGATTCAGTTCGTGGGTCTGGACTTGTTTTATTTTCTAACCTTACCAATGGGGAAGTAAGTGCAAATTACTTAACCTCATTTAACTCAAATGGTTTTTCCCTTGGTTCTGGTTTTTCAACATCAAACAACAATGGCACTACTTATGTCGCTTGGCAATGGAGAGCCAACGGCGCAGGTGTAACCAACACTGCTGGCTCCATCACCAGCACGGTCAGCGCCAACACGACCAGCGGGTTCAGTGTGGTGACGTACACGGGTACGGGTGCAAACGCGACTGTGGGGCATGGCTTAAACGTAAACCCGCAATTGGTGATTGTAAAAATCAGGTCTGGAACCGGATCGTGGGCTGTTTACAGTTTGACTGTTGCGGCCACTCGCGGTTCAGATCACATCCTGTCTTTGAACTCCACCAGTGACTCATTTAGCGCACCAACGACTTTTCAATCCACGCAACCAACATCCAGCAGCTTCTCTGTTGGCACATCAACCTCTACAAACGGAAGTGGTTCAACCTATGTCGCCTACTGTTTTGCCCCTATCGCAGGGTTCAGCGCCTTTGGCTATTACACAGGCAACGGCAGCACAGACGGTCCGTTTGTCTACACGGGGTTCAGACCACGGTGGTTGATGATAAAACGCACGGATACAACCAGCGATTGGTACGTTTTTGATTCGGCAAGAAATACATTTAATTCTGCAACGCAAATACTTTATCCAAACCTTTCTAACGCTGAAGTTGGGTACACCCCGCCAGCAGGCTTTGATTTACTGTCTAATGGATTTAAGTCCAGAGAGACAGCCATTAATGCCAGCGGTGGCACGTACGTTTACGCTGCCTTTGCCGAAAATCCATTTCGCAACTCTCTCGCACGTTAAGGACCAACCATGTTTGCAATTGTTCAAAACGACACTATTGTCCAGCTTGTGCCAGAGGGCACAGCCTTTGAGTTAGGCGGGGTTCAGTACCCTGCCAACTGGTGCAACCTGTCCACCCCTGAGGACAAGGCTGCTATCGGCATGGTCGATGTGATCTACGGTCAACCGCCGTCTGACACCTATTACTGGGTCACGCAAGATGCGCCAGTGCTGGTTAACGGTCAGGTGTTGGTGAACTACACCTCGACCCCCAAGGACTTGGACCAGACCAAAGCCACCTGCAAGTCGCAGATCAACAACACAGCCTACACGCTGCTGTTCCCGACAGACTGGATGGTGGTGAAGGCCACAGAAACCAGCACCCCGATGGCCCCTGCATGGAACACATGGAGACAAAGCGTGAGGACCAGAGCAGACATTTTCCGGGCAGAGGTAGAAACCGCCCCGAGTATGGCCGAAGTTGAGTTCGTAATGAACAACATGGCATGGCCCCACGATCCCAATTACACTGAACCCGTACAGTCAACAGAGGTGCAACCATGAAAACTTGGTCTATTGAGCAGATGCAGTGCTTCCCCAGCGTAGACGGCAAGCAAAATGTCGTCTACGTGGTCAACTGGCTCTTGACAGCCACGGCAAATGGTCATACTGTTCATATATACAATACGGCAAACCTTGAGTACGACTCGGGTTCGCCGTATACTGAGTACGCAGATTTGACCCCCGAGCAGGTGCTTGGCTGGGTTAAAAATGCACTCGGTAACGAGCAAGTGCGTGCCTACGAAGTTGAAGCCGATGAGCTTTTGGCTAAGAAAGCCGCACCTCAACTGGCAACGCCAGGTCTGCCTTGGGCAAATCAGGAATACGTGCCAATCAAACTGTACTGATGCAGTCCATCAGGAACTCACACGAGTTAAAACTAAATGACTGAAGAAGTCCAAGCCCTAGCGGAAGTAGACTCCGCGCCAACCACGGATGTGACGGCCACACCTGAAGTTGTTGAAAGTACGCCGGAAGTCGCTGATACCGCAACCGAAACTACCGCGAGTAAAACCTTTACTCAGGAAGAATTGGATGCAGCCATCGGCAAACGCCTCGCAAGAGAGCAACGTAAGTGGGAACGAGAGCAGGCACAAAGACAGGCGGAAACGCAGGTCTTGAAAGCAGCACCAACGGCCACCGTTGACCAGTTTGAGTCTCCTGAAGCCTATGCGGAAGCACTGGCCCTCCAGAAAGCCGAAGAACTGATCGCCAAACGGGAAGCCGCCAAGCAGCAATCAGCCGTTCTTGAGAGCTATCAAGAGCGTGAAGAAGCAGCGCGGGACAAGTACGATGACTTCGAGCAAGTCGCCTACAACCCCAAGCTACCAATCACCAACGTGATGGCCGAAACGATCCAGTCTTCCGACATTGGTCCTGAGTTAGCGTACTACCTCGGCTCCAACCCAAAAGAAGCAGATCGCATCTCACGCATGACGCCACTCGGTCAGGCGAAGGAAATCGGGAAGATCGAAGCCAAACTGGCCGCTGAACCTCCCGTAAAACGAACCACATCTGCACCTGCACCGATTTCACCTGTTACGGCGAGAGCCTCTGGCGCTCCAGCTCACGACACTACGGACCCACGGTCTATCAAGACCATGACAGCCTCGCAGTGGATTGAAGCTGAACGCGCTCGGCAGATGAAAAAGATGCAAGCCCAGATGATCCGCTAAACTTTTAAAGGACTTTTGAAATGTCAAACAGCATTCTCACGATCGACATGATCACCCGCAAGGCTCTCGAAATCCTTGAGAACAACCTTGTACTTACCCGCAACGTGAACCGCCAGTACGACGACAGCTTCGCTGTTGAAGGTGCCAAGATCGGTTCTACACTGCGTATCCGTTTGCCCGACCGCGCTCTGGTGACTGACGGCGCCGCCCTGCAAGTTCAGGACGACAACGAACAGTTCACCACTTTGACCGTTGCCAACCAAAAGCACATCGGTGTCAACTTCACATCCGCTGAATTGACCATGCAGTTGGACGACTTCGCTGAACGTGTGCTCAAGCCTCGTATCAGCCAGTTGGCCTCCAGCATCGATGCTGACGTTGCCAACGCATTCAAGACCATCGGTAACTCGGTCGGCACTCCTGGCACCACTCCTTCGACTTCTTTGGTGCTGTTGCAAGCCCAGCAGAAGCTGAACGAGAACGCTGCTGTGATGTCCCCACGTTACGCCACCGTGAACCCTGCTGCCAACGCCGGTCTGGTCGAAGGTATGAAAGGTCTGTTCAACCCCACCGACACCATCAGCAAGCAGTTCAAGAACGGCATGATGGGCACTGGCGTGCTGGGTTTTGACGAGATCAACATGTCTCAGTCCATCAAGCAGTTCACCACTGGTTCGCGTGACGCATCTGCCGCCACTGTGACCGCTGCTGCCGTGACCTCGGAAGGCGCGTCCACTCTGAGCCTGTCGCAAGCCTCGGTGACCACCACCATCAAGGCTGGTGATGTGTTTACTATCGCTGACTGCTACGCTGTCAACCCACAGACCCGCGAGACAACTGGTTCTTTGTTCCAGTTCGTGGCTTTGGCTGACTCCACTGCTGTTGCCGGTACATGGTCTGTGACCGTTGCTCCGATCTACTCGGCTTCCAACGCTCTGGCTACCGTGAACACTTTGCCCGGTAACAACAAAGCTGTGACCTTCATCGGCGCTGCTTCTACCTCCTACGCTCAGAACTTGGTGTACCACAAGGATGCCATCACCTTCGCTACAGCCGACTTGCTGTTGCCACAAGGTGTTGACATGGCTGCTCGTGCTGTTCACAACGGTATCAGCTTGCGCGTTGTTCGTCAGTACGACATCAACAACGACCGCCTGCCTTGCCGTATCGACGTTCTGTACGGCTACAACACCATCCGTCCACAGATGGCCTGCCGTATCTGGGGCTAATCTAACGCCCCTCCGGGGGCGTTGTCTATATCAATTTTGAAAGGAAATTATCATGGCACTTCCAAACGGCGCAGGCGGTTACCAACTCGGTGACGGCAACACAGGCGAAGCTCAACTGTTCGTGCAAGGCGCTCCTACAGCGCTGACCGCAGCAGCAACTCTGACCGCTGCTCAACTGGCAAACGGTCTGTTCACATACACCGGCGCAGCCGTCAACTTGACTTTGCCCACCGTGGCTTTGCTCGAAGCTGACATCAGCAGCGCTGCCAAAGTGAACGCAGCGTTTGACTTCAACATCATCAACATCGGTGGCACCAACGCCGCTACTGTTGTGGTGGGTACAGGCTGGACCATCGTTGGTACAGCCGCTGTGTCTGCCAACACATCCGCCCAGTTCCGCGCCCGTAAAACAGGTGACGGTACTTGGACGCTGTATCGCGTGGCCTAAACCATAAAACCCCTTCGGGGGTTTTTTAAGGACTCATCATGGCAAACAACAAACCTGTCGGCGTTGCATACGCTGATCCAGCCCTTGACAGCGCAACTTTTGCGCCTGTTACTGTTGCTCAATTGCCTGCCGCATCGACTGCTATTGCAGGAATGCGGATGGCTGTGAGCGATTCCAACGCAGCCTACACTGCTGGCATTGGTGCCTCAGTTGCTGGCGGCGGCTCTAACGTCGTGCCGGTGTTCTGCAACGGCTCGGCTTGGCTTATCGGCTAAACCAAACGGGGTCTTCGGACCCCGTTCTCATCATGCACATTTACCTCCAACACCCCGTTCACGGCCGAAAAATTGCATACATGGAGGCGGAAGCCGAACATGATGAAAAATATGGCTGGGTGCGCTACAATCCCGACACGCCTTCAGAGCCTGAAGAAGCGGCTAACACGC